AGCCCCCTTCTAATTCATTGATAATTTATTACATTGTACATACTTTTATTTTGTTTGCAATATGGAATAATGTGTGTATAGTGGTGACATTAACCGAAAGGGAGTAAACGATGGAAAAATTAAACAAATTAAAAAGCTTCAAAGAAACATTAGTTGAGCTAGATTCTTTTTTAAATGAAACGAGTTTAGATAGTTCGATTAGCATTATAGATCCAGATCAAGATTTGTATAGCTTTGGTTGTAGTTTAGATGAAGCAAGGGAGTGGGTAACAAATGAGATTGCAAAATTAAAATAAATACAGGGATGTCCAAGGCTAATTTGTTTCAAGGGGTCAAGCTCCAAATAATGAGGGCGATTCGGCACAGTTTAAATTGGTCGGTAAGTTCACAACGGGGCGTTTTGTTCTTGCCCATCCCTTCAATTAAAAAAAGGAGGCACAAATGGCAACGAAAGAAAAAGTTTTAAACATTCATCAAAGATTGAATGCAGTAATGGCAGATGTTAATTACATCAAGAAAGATAAAAAGATAGAGATCGGCAAGGGAAGCTATAGCGTTACAGGTCATGATGCAGTTACCAAATTGATTCATCCATTATTGGTTGAGCATGGAATTAATTTAATTCCTAGCGTTGTCGAAATGAGTCAAGAAGGAAATCGCACAAGAGTTTTAATGCACTTTAAGTGGGTTAATATTGATGACCCTAAAGATTTCTTTTCAAACAATATAGTAGCCTATGGGGTGGACAATCAGGATAAAGGCCCCGGAAAATCAATTTCGTATGCACAGCGTTTTCTTATTCTCAAAACTCTACACATTGAAACTGGTGAGCGTGATATTGAAGAGTTTGATATTGAGTTTGAAAAAGAAGTTAAGAAGCCAACGATTAGTGTCAAACAACAGCAAGATTTTATTGAGCATGTCAAAGCTAATGGAATGGAGGTTTTTACAGCAGTTGAATTAATCAACTCTCACGGCTTTGAAAAAACTAAAGACATCCATGTTGATAAGTTAGAAGAATTGAAGAATATTGTTTGCTCATACAAGCAAGCAGGGGGACTCTGATGCTTAATTTAAAAAAAGAAACATTAGGTCAAAGCCTTTCTGTGCGAGCAAACAATATCTTGGATTCATGTAACAATATAATAATTAGTAATGAGGCAAGTTATTCAGTTGCAGACCATAAGGTAAGTGAAACGGCAACTTTAGAAAAAGGGATTCTTGAGTATTGGGCTAAACCGAAATCGTCTGCTTATGCAACTTGGAAATCTCTTTGTGCTAAAGAGAAGGAAATGCTTAAACCTATTCAAAGGGGTAGTAAGTTACTTGCTCAAAAAATGGCAGATTACAAACGAGCCTTTGATGAAGCTGATAAAAAAAGATGGGAAGATTTACAAGAAGAAGCAAGAAAGGAGGCTCGACTACAAGCGCTTGAACTAGCAGAACAGGGCGTTGATCCAAAGGCTGTTGAAGCTGTCATGCAGATGGCAGATGAAAATGTGCCGATGACACCCAGAGCAGAGCTAAGGGGTAAAACTTCATTTGGTCAAAGTTATGAAGTGAGATTAATACAGGGTGAAAGTTGGAAAATATCAAGAGATATTCTTGAACCAACAACCCCAGCTCAAATTAAAGCAATAGAAGCAAAAGTAAAAGCTCAGGCCAAACTTAATGGAGGCAAGCAAGTTGAAGGCTTTGAGATAATTCCAATAGATACTACAAGGAGGAGGGCAATATAATGGCAGATTCAGATTTATTAAAACTGATGGGGTTGTGGGTTTCACAAGATAAGAACGGGAATGATTTTTTTTCTGCACCTTATACTAACGGGACCAAGATGCTAATTTACAAAAACACCTATAAGAAAGAAGGCTCAAATGAGCCTGATTATAATGTTTATGTAGCCCCGAAGAAAAAGAAAGTAGCAGGGAATGAAGCTAGCAATTCAGAGGAAGATGTGCCATTTTAGATCCACACGCCCCTCATATTATGGGGGGGCTTTCTTTAACCAATTATAAAAGAAAGAGGCCCAATTGAAATTCTTTGAGATAAAAAACTTCGCAAAATACCAGCCTAGACGGAACGGAAAGAACGCACCTTGGATACGTTTGTACCACGGATGGAACCAAGATTCAGCTATCGGACAACTACATGACAGCCATAAAGCACACTACATTGGACTGCTTTCCATTGCACATACAGAGAACAATCGAATACCTTACAATGCTAAATGGATCAAGATGCGAGGTTGTTTCGGCTCTCCTGTAAAATTAGAAGTCTTTATGAAACTTGGACTTATAGCGTTTTTGGATGACAAAGCAGAACTTGACTGCGAAACTTTTGCGTCAGGAGAAAAAGAAAGAAAGAAAGAAAAAAAGAAAAAAAGAAATATACAAGAGACAGGGTGTGTAATAGAAGCATCTTTTGAAGAAGATTGGAGTGCTTATCCTCGCAAGGATGGAATTAAGAGTAAGGCACTTTCTTGCTATAAAAAAACCGTTGGGAATAACTTAGAAGTTAACAGGCCTTTGTTTCAATCTAAAATGAAATCCTATGTTGGTAGCGTTGAAGACCCTAAGTATTTAAAACATGGTGAAACTTTCTTTAGGAATTGGGAGGACTTAGCAGTTTCCAATCCTTTACCATTTAAACAAAAAGAAACATCAGGGTCAGCAAAGAGAAAACAGATTGAACATTTGCTATCAAAAGAAGATGATGCACCCTTACAAATAGGGGGTGAGATATGACTGTTACCTATAAAGAGTTTATTGAACAGATAGCAACCTTGTACGCTTTTGGGATGGAGCAACGTGACGAATGGGAACTTAAAATGTGGCACAGGGCTATTTCAGACAAGAACACCACTCAAAAGCAACTTAGTGATGCAGTTTTAACAATGACTCAAACGATCAGCAAATTTTGGCCTACTGATAATATCCCTAGCATTATATTAAATCTTGTTGAAGAAAAGAAAGAGGCTGATAATCTTTTAGCGTGTAGAAATCGTTTGCAACTTGAAAAAGAAAGATATGAAGCTGACTGCAAGCAGATCAAAGAATCATTTGGTGGAACTGAGGAAGAGGCTGAAGAAAATAAAGCTAAAATCAAAGCTATGTTAAGGGGGGTGTTCAAATGAAAGAAAAACAAAACAGTTTTGGGTTTAATGTCGAATCAAGATTGCATGCAGATGACCCACCTATGTTTGATGGAGCGTTTGTAAGCAAGAGTGATGAACCTAGACTAAAAGATCAGATATCTTGCGTAAGGGATGTTTTAGAAAACAATCTTGATAGTTGGCTTACGGTGGACGAAATTCATGCAACCACATTTTATCCACATGTTTCTATATCGTCCCAGTTGAGAAACTTGAGGAAAGAAAAACATGGTGGCTATGATGTTGTTGGCAGATATCGGGATGGGACTAGAATCTTTGAATACCAATTAAATAAATAAGGGATCTAATGAGTGAGCATACTGAACAAGTCACACTGATGAATTGGTGCAAGTTGATGGAACGTAGTTATCCACAGTTGGCTTTAATTTTCAGTATACCTAATGGGGGAAAACGCCACATTGGGACGGCTAGAAAACTCAAGGCTGAAGGAGTAAAATCTGGAGTCCCTGATATTTTTTTGAGCGTTGCTAAAAACGGTAAGCACGGTTTATACATTGAGCTAAAATATGGCAAGAACAAGCCCAGCAAAAACCAACTTGAGTGGCTTAGTGCTTTGTCGGATGAAGGCTACGAGGCTAAGGTTTGTTATGGGTTTGATGAAGCTAAGAAAGTGATTAGCGATTATATGGGGATTGAATAATGGTTTCGGTAGCCACGGGGTTTCAAAACCCAATTGCCAGTAATGGGTGGTGATCTGCCCGAAAGGGTGGGTCTGCCGAAATTATAATAACTAGGGGGAGACAAATGACAGACGATGAAATATTAGTTGATCGGCAAAGTAAATACGGACCCCCGAAGCTATTTTTTAAAACGTATGGGGAGATGTGTAGATTGTTGGATGAATACTCTGTGTCAAGTAATCAAGAAACTATCAATGATGCCCATTTGGCAGCTTTAAAAATGGTAATCCTGAAAGTGTTAAGATCGACTTGGGACCCCAACCTTGAAGATAATTACAAGGATGGCAGGAATTACATAACGATTGCAGAAGAGTGTGCAAAAAACAAAGATACATATTGATGCAAGGGGGGAAATGAAAAGGATAGAGCTAGATTGTGATTGGGTAAGTCTTGCTAGTAAAGTTAAAGCAATGAGAAAAATTGGGCAATGGGAGAGTCGAAGTAATGAGTTCCCTTTTTACACGTTGGGGAAGTCTGCTTATTTGGATGGAAACTCTAAGATATACTACCAACAATCTGAGTATTTAAATGCGTTGTTGTTTCGATCTTTTTACCCGTTATACAAAGAAGTCACAAAGAAGCTATCAGCTTTTTTTGGTGAGTGGGTAGTGTTTAATCCTAAATTAGCGTTGCCCGGTTTTCATATATTTCCTGCTGATAAAAAACTTTTATCCGTTGCTGGCAATTGGCATCTTGATTCACCTCATGAAACTTTAGGAGTCGGAGAAAAAGACGCTTACGCTTTTACCCTTGCACTTGAGTTACCAACAGGGGGAGGTGGAATGGATGTAAAGATAGGGGGAGACTCAGACGAATATGTTGAATACAAAGTTGGTGAACTTTTGCTCCACGATGGAATGACTCCCCATAGGATTTCCCCTTACAGAAAATATATTGAAGGAGAGCATAGAATCACAATGCAAGGCCACATCGTTAGAAACGGTAGGGAATTAATAACTTTTTGGTAGGAGACACAATGGTAAAAATGGGGATGATAAAAAAAAGAATATTAGTAAAAGCTGATGAACTTCCAGAAACTACAAAGGGGGGGTTGTACTTAGCAAAACAAGGGGATGTTTCAGAAGATGATCGGCATATCTACAGCCATACTGGGACGGGCAAAGTTGTGAGGAGAGCAGAAAATGTTGTTGGTATCGAGGTTGGGGATAGAGTGTTTTTTGGTAAGCATGTGGGTGCGCCAATTAAGATTGAAGGTGAACAATATCTAATGATGAAAGAGGAAGACATTCAAGCAACCGTTGGTAATTCAAATATTAGTTAATTATAAGTAGTTGATAAGTAGGGGCTTACGGTTATTCGTACTGTAGCCCTTATTTATTTGTATATATATGTTGACAAGGTGAACACTATATGCTAAGATGTGTATATGAGATCAACGAAACAAAACTTAAAAGGGGGTTACAAGATGATGGGGAAAACACTTCAAAAACTTGCCACCAAAAACAAAGAAAAAATTAAAGAATTGGAATGGGACGAAACTGAAGAAAAGTATTGGATGGTTTTACGAAATCATTGCGATCCACACGGCTCTCACACGATCACAGGTTTTACCGTAAATGAGTTGCTTTATAAGTGGAAAAGATGCGAGCCATGTAACTGTGGAGAATGTAAATAAACTGTTATTTATTTATTGATTATAGTTGACAATGTAACCTGTATTATGTATTATATAGATATGAAAACAACGGAACAAAACTTAACTGGGAGAAACAAGATGAAAAACAAAATTGAAATTAAAGTAGCTTACAAAAAAGAGGGCGAGTACAGAGTGGAAGAATATGTTGAAGGAGTCTTAAAGAATAGCGGAAGAATAACATTCGAGAATTACGGAGATGCTAGAAGAAGCCAAAAAGTAGCTCAAAAATTCTACGATGAATTTCCTGAAGCATACAACGCTTAACTAACAGGGGCTTCGGCCCCTCAACTGGGAGAAACAAAATGACAAGTTACGAAATATTATTAGGCTACGCAGTTAATAGTAGCAACCCGATAGATTCTTTAGGCATGGACATATATGACTTAGATCAAGAGTTTGTTTGTGGTTCGTTAACAGAAAAAGAACAAAAAGCCAACAGGAGAAGGGTTAAGCAATTAAAAAAAGTTTTATCAGACATGGAACTTTTAGTGCTTAGTGAACAATATATCTAACTAACAGGGGGTTCGCCCCCTCAACGGGGAGAGATGAGATGAATAACTATTTTGAAAAAATTGCATGGGGAATCCTTCTAATGTCGGTTGCCTATATCGGTGGTCATTTATTAATCGCAACAATTAAATAAACGGAGAGTTATGAAAAAGGCAAGTGGAGGTCCACGAGTTCAGATAAGGTTCAAGAGTGACGAGCAGAGAGACATGATTCGCAAAGTGGTAAGTGCGATCAATGCAGGGTCAGCTTATGGAGACATAACTTTTAATAGCTTTGTTTCAGGGGTAGCGTTTCGAGAAGCTGAGAGAATTTTAAAAGAAGAGGAGTATTAAAAAAACGGGGAGAGGGAGCCGAAGCCCTCCCCCCATCGGAGGCACAAT